GCCTACCAGTACATATAAGAAGATATTGTTTAAAATTAATAAGAGAAGCTAAAGAGAGAGAAAATTCTGAAGCTGAAAAACACAAATCTCAAACGAAATCAAGTAGTGGTAAACCAAATATACCTTCGGCCGTAAATACCGCATTGGGCAAATCAAAATCTACCGGTAGAAGACAAGCTAAAAAATAATAATATTGAAAAAACCCGTTACTTTTAACGGGTTTTGCTTTAAAAAATAATATTTTGCATATTTATATGTATAAAAAACCATTGAGGAATCCACGATGAAAAACAATAAACTTGATAAAATAATATTAGAAGAAATATCAAATGCTATTATATTACGAGAAATGAGCAAAATAGAAAAAGAAAAACATATTGGTAGCATAATGTCTCGTGTATATATGATGATTATGCGTGGACAGATAGAAGATGCAAAAAGGAAACTCGCATCAGACCCCGAATTACAAAAATTAACTGATAACTTAAATAACTCTGTTGATAGATTAGTATCTAAATTAAGAGAAGACCCAGAGGCATTTTATACGGCATTATCAAAATTAGCAGACCAAGTACCACCTAAGGAAGATTAATTATGGCCGGAAAAAAACTGAAAGCAACAAAAAAACCAAAAGGACGGTCAGCAGATGCATTTGATGTTGATGATTTGTATGGATTTATTACTAAAGCAATGGAAGACATTGTTTTAAAAACTATGAAATCTGGTAAAGATTTGAATACCACGTTATCTAAAATGCAGAAGGACCTTGCAAAGAAAGGATATACTGATACATTTGAACAAGCAAAAGCAATAGCTAAAGTGGTTGGAAAATCAAGTGAAATTCAAAAAATATTATCTAAAAAAGGTGGAGCAACACTTGCCGATTTAACTTTGGGTATAAAAAATTTATTGGCATTAAGTGATGCCGAGGCCGAAGTTGTGGCCGATATATTACAAGATACAATGCAAATGTCGAGATACATAAGAGATTTTGCAGCAGAGGCGGCTGATAATTTAACAAAACCATTCGATTTATTAATAAAAAATATTGAAAAATTACCTGGTGGTGCAATGCTTTCACAAGCACTTGGATTGAATGATATAGCAGACGATATCAGAAATAATATAGCAAACGAAATACGACAATCAATGGACAATGGAGCATCGGCGACTGTTGCATTTGGTAAAGCAGCAAAATCTACATTCTCTAAAATGGGGTCTGCAATGAAGACTGTATTTTCTAATCCTCTTCTATTATCAATTGCTGCAATAATAGCGTTACTGTATGTCGCATATAAACAGTGGGGTAAATTTATGGATGCCGCAAAAGGTGTTCGAGACCAAACCGGATTAACAGCAGCAGATTCTCTTGAAATTGCAAAGACTGCAAGGGGCGTGGCAACAGAGTGGGGGCAAATTGGTGTAGATATGGAAGTAGCTGGTAAATCGGCATCTGCACTTGTAAATGAATTTCAAATTGCTGCCGCAGCAAATGAAGAATTAGTCACTGGTGTTGGCGTAATGGTAGGAACATTAGGAGTTGCAGAAGGAAGTGCAGCAAAAGTTGCAAGAATGTTTGAAGTTATGAAAGGCGCAAGTGGTGCTACAACAAAACAAATGGCAGCCGTAGTTTCAAATGCAGCAAAGTTAGGTGGTGTTGCACCGGCAAAAGTTTTTGAAGATATGGCTCAATCAACAAAAGAAATACAAACATATTTTAAAGGAAGTTTCACCGCAGCAGCTAAAGCAGCAATTGAACTTAGACGTATGGGAACGTCAATAAAAGAGGCGGCAGCATCTGCAAAAAGTATGGTTGATTTTGAATCAAGCATTGGGGCAGAATTGGAAGCATCAGTATTATTGGGACGTCAATTAGATTTTGGTGCAGCAAGATATTATGCATTTATGGGAGATATAGAAAATCAACAAAAAGCAGTTTTAAAACAAGTTGGAAGTTTAGAACAATTTAATAAAATGATGCCATTCCAAAAAGAAGCAATAGCTAAAGCAGCCGGAATGGAAGTTGACCAACTTGCAAATATGTTAAAACAACAAAAGATTCTTGCTGGTATGGATTCTAAAAAGAAGAAAGAATATGAAGATGGTTTAGCATTATTAGAAAATATGCAAGAAGTAAATGCAGACACATTACTTATTGAAAATCAAAGATTATTTGCACAAGAAAAAATGAAAAAAATATGGGATACAATATTAATAGCATTGGCTCCAATATTTGACGTTGTATATGATGCGTTAGAAGTAATTTCTGATATTATCCAAGGCATACAGAAACATCTCAGCTCTGGATTAACATTTACACTTTTAGGTATTGCAGTAATTTTTGGTAGCGTATTAGTAATGGCTGTTAAAAAATGGGGCAAAGCTATTGCAGACGTTGCATCTGATAAAATTGCTGGTAAACTGGGTGGCGGATTATTTAAAAAAGTTATTCCTGACCCAAAAGATATTGCAGGCGCAGAAACAGCAACTGGAAAGATGGGGGGAATTGGTGATAAAATTTCTGGATTTTTCAATTCATTTGGGAAAATCGATTGGACTTCAATAGGAAAATTCGCTGTAATTTCTGCTATATTGATTGCATCACTAATAGGACTTGCTTTTGCATTGAAACAATTTGAAGGTGTCGAATGGGAAAACCTTGCAATGGCAGGAGCAGCATTGGGTGGTTTAGCAGTTGTGGCATTTATATTAGGTAAGGGGGCCGCAAATATGATTCAAGGAGCAGTTGCAGTTGCTATTTTAGGTGCATCATTAATTCCATTAGCTTTTGCATTATCACTAATGAAAGATGTTGAATGGGACACATTATGGATTGCAGCAGCAGCATTAGGAATATTCGCAGCCGCAGCAATAGGATTGGGATTTGTGTTGCCACTTGTAGCATTGGGTGCCGTAGCAATAGTTTTATTGTCGGGTGCTATATTAGCATTTGGATTTGCACTAACAATTCTTGAAAAAGGCAAAGGCGGCATGGATGTAATGATTGATGGTATTACAAGATTGGGTGCATTAGGTTCAGATTTATTTCTCGCAGCAGCAGGAATTGCAGCAATTGGATATGCACTTGCAGCATTTGGTGGTGGTTCTGTATTAGCAGGAATTGGTTCGTTCATAGGAAACTTTTTAGGTGGTGACCCAATTGCAAAATTAGAAAGATTGGCTGCAATTGGACCAAATTTAAATATAGCAGCACTTGCAATAAAAGAATTATCATCATCATTAAGTAATATTTCAGTTCCTGATATTGGAGATATAGATGAGCTTTCAGAAATAGCAGATGTAGCAGTAAAAGCAAAATATAATGCGGCAACAAATGTAAATGTTGCAGCACCAGATAATTCTGGTATAATAAAAAAATTAGATGAAATGATAAATAGAATAGAATCACTTGAATTTAAAATTGATGGTCAAGTATTAATTGAGGCAGTAACTAACAGAACATCTAATCCAGGATTTGCGATATAAAAGGAAATAAATGTCAAAATTAGTTGAAACATATAATAGAAGTATATTTGCCAATATTGGTAATACTGTATCTAAGATGCAAGCTATCAAGATACCAGACGATATTAAAATTGGTGAATTTAAAACAAAAGGTGTTTTGGATTTACAAAAAGACTTTTTTAAAGAAGTTGTATTACCATATGGTACAATTTTAGAAGAACAAAGTAATTTTGGAAAAATTATTGTTAATCCAACAAAATCTATTGTAGATTTATTTACTAAAATTACTCATGATGTCAATCAACTCGTAGTGATTTCAGCAGACAGCAATTTATTAAAATTAAGCAGTATATATGATGATATTAAAGACCCAAATAAAACTTATTTATTGGATTCAACAGTTCCTACATTAAACAGTCTCGATACAACATCTGTATTGAATTTCAATACAACTGATATTAATTTATTACATACAACTCCATTATTGGAGTCGGACACGCAAGACCACAAAGAATTTGAAACAACAAGTGTATTAAAATTTAATAGTAAATTTGATGATATAATAGAATTTAAAACAACATCAGTATTAGATTTTAATAGTAAATTTAATGATATAGTAGAATTACCATATTCGAATGTATTAAATTTGAGTAGTAAATTTGATGATTTAATTATTAAAGATATTGGTTCAGTATTAAAGATATATGTCGCATCAAACTTACCAAGTACTGTTCCGGGTGTTGTAGATTTCTTTGAAAATATCTATGCCACAGGGTTTACACCAGATTTACAAAAAGGTCAAAGTCTTTATGATGTGAGTAAAATTAGTCCCTATAATGTGATGCCAGACACTCCAAACAAGCAAATAGGTGAAATAGTTGAGATGTCAGCAACTCCAAATAAGGAAATAATTGACATCGTTCCTATACCAGAGACTCCAGAAAAAACTCTCACTGATATAGTTGAAATGCCAGCCACACCAGAGAAAAATGCCGGTAATATTGTTGAAATGCCTGATACACCAACAAAGCCAATATCAGATATCAATCCGCCTGCAGAAACACTTGAAAAGATGGCATCAAATATTATTGAAATGCCAGGAACTCCAACAAAAAATACCGAAACAATAATTGGCATTACTGATACTCCAGAGAAATTCATATCACAATTAAATTCGCCACCAGAAGTTCCAGAAAAAATTAAATTTATTGCAGATGATGCAGATTTTCCTAATAGATATTTTATGGGAGATGTTGTTGGAAAAAATCCTAATACAGGAATTGTTAATTTTATTCCAGATTTATATGCATTCGGTTTCACACGAAATCTACAGCCATATATTACACAATTTAAATTGGATTATGGAGATATATCATATGATGATAGACCAAGATTTGGTAAATATACAATACCATCTAATTGGGCACAACTTCATCAAGTAAATTTTATTCCAGATGTAAAGGCAGATGGTTTTACATTGGGGGCATTAGAAGGGCAAACAAAATTTAAACTTACCAGGACGTTTGACGAGATTGGTAATGAAACTACATATGTACCAAGTCAGTGGGCCCAAACTATAGATTTGGATGAAAAATTCAGTAATATACAAGATAGATATGATAATAAAGTATATCCATTTGGAGGAACTGATGATAAAGCTTTATATCAATTTAATTGGAACATACCACCTGGATATCCAGGAGTATTAAATCAATATGCAGTATATTTTTCTAAATATCCACCATTAACAAATGTAACATATAAAACTGTTATTGATTGGGCATATAATCAGATTATTAGGGTTCCACAAGCACAAACATTATATAACCAGGGATTTCACACTCCACTTGTACCAATAGGAACAACATCATTAATAATTCCTCCATATAAGTATGCAAATGATAGATTGCCAACATGGGCAAATATATATACAAACACACTTTCGGATGTTGGTTCAACTCTCGTCGCAGGATTTTTATCACAACAAACAATAGATTTACTCGATAGATTAACTGATGCCGACTTACAACCATGGAAAAAGAGTCCAGTGGTATTTCATCAATTAGCTGGTGAAGTATATTGGACAACACATGATTTGGGAAGTGCAGTTAGAAATTCAAGAGAATGGTTAATAAATCAAGGCTCTAACCTTTTTGGAAGAACATTGACTGAATATTTTGTTCCAAAAATAGAATCTGCAATTGGTAATGTAGTATCATCATTTTTTAATAGCGCAGTTGAAGCAAATCTATTAAATGATGATAAAGTTTTAATGCTTTATCATATATTAATGGGCACAAAATATACAAAATCAAAGGCATTCTTTGATAGATTGGCAGTAACATACAACAGCAAATATTCAGCAACGGGTGATAACGCAGTTAATTTATATACTCTCGAATACAAATATAGTGATGGTGGAAAAACATTAGATAGATTAAATGCAATTAATTATGCAATACCATATGTGAAAGATGTTACAACTGCAGTAGATGAATTATTTGGCGTCGATTTGACCATATCATCATATGAATATGGACAATTAAAAAATATTTTAAGTCTTGCAAAAAGTGGAATTGACACAACTTTAATACCAATTGGACTTCACCCAAATACTTTAGAAAATAGGTTCTTAATGAAAAAGGATTCTAAAACATTTGGTACATATACAGAAGACCGAAATTATTATTCGAGTGATACTCCAATAGAAAGTCGAACATATGTTTATGACGGACCACCATTAACAGATTCCATTAATAAAAATTATCCAGAAACACCAACTGCAAAATCAGATTTAAATGCATTGACTGTAGATACACTTGCAGATTTTGAGGTTAAATCGGTATTAAAAAATATATACAATGATTTTTCAGCTGCACACAGGGCAATAAATGATGCCAGTCGTGAAGATAGTTATTCATCATTGATGAAAAACAAAGTTAGAGATAAGTTATTGGAGAGCAAGGGATTTCCATCATACGAATCACAATTTTCAGATAAGAAAAATAGATTAAATATGATACAAATGCCACAATCTGATGATGCTGATAATGTATTAGGTATAGAAAAATATGAAGATAAATATGACTTAATTGATTTTTATTTTGAGGACTTGTCATCATTTTCTGATGCAGAGAAACGAGAATCAATTGTAATTCCATTTAAAGCAATATTAACAACATTATCAGACGGAACAAATGCAAATTGGGCAGCACAAGATTATATGGGTCGTGCAGACAAGTTTTGGATATATCAAGGATTTGACAGACGAGTTGCAATTAATTTTGAGGTAGCAATAAACAGTAAAGACGAATTTATATCAAGTTGGAATAAAATAAATTACTTACAAGGTATGTGTTATCCAGTTGAATATCCTGCGGAGATTTCACTCAAAGCACCTATAATGGCATTAACTGTGGGAAATTTATTTGAGAGAATACAGGTAATTATGAATAGTATAAATTATAGTTTTGATGGTAGTACTTTGTGGGAAATTGAACCTGGATTCCAATTACCAATGTATATTAAGATAGCAGTAGATTTCACAGTTATATATGCAGATACTCCAAAGGCAGCATCTCGTCATATAGGTCAAAGTCAGGAATGGATGAAACCAAAAATATTTTCATATGATGGTGATAATAAACAGACGAGTAAAAATAAAGTAGATATAGTTGAAACTGTGGCCGGAAAAATTATTCCAAAAAAGGAAAATATTGATAATAAAGCAGCTAAAGATGCACTCTCTAAAACACCAGTAGGAATTTCAGATGATATTGAGAATGTAAATCGTTTTTCCGGAGGTGGATTTGGACCAATAGGCGGCGGCGGATGGTAATTTATTAATCGGAGAAAATAAATGGCAATTGAAAGATATAGCATAAAAAATTTAATAAAAAAGTCGGATACTGGAAAAAATGTATATAAAACAGTATTGTATCCTAAGATACGAGTGTCTGATAATGATGTATATATATTTGCAAAACAAAACGATAGATTAGATTTATTAGCAAAAAAATATTATGGTGATGTAAATAAATGGTGGATTATAGCACATGCAAATAAAATAAAAGGTACATTCTTTTTACCAGAAGATTCCCAATTAAGAATCCCAATGGATATTAATAGTATAATAAATGATTATAGGGACTTAAATTAATGGCAACAAAACCAAAAATAAGTGATACTGCGCAATATGATATACTTATATACAATGATTATAAGGATGCCAGTGTTAATATTTATATTCCAAAAATAAAAATAGAAGCTCCAAAAAAGAGCGATTATAAAAAAGGATACTGCTATAGATATTTTTACCAGCAGTCAAATGATAAAAAAGCATCTGTTAAAGAGATTCCACAAACAGAATATGATAAGATACAACGAAATTTTTTATACCGAACCCTTAAAATAAAATGGAAAATAATAGGAGATGCACAAGTTGCAAAAAATATAAATACTAAGGTTGCTCACACTGCTGACAAAGTAATGCCAGGAATAAAAGATGTTTTATCAAGCAATTTTTTATTATTTTGGCAAAACTTACCAGATACTGCAATACAATTTGATGTTACGAATAAATTGCCTAAAATACCTATAAAAAAAAAGCGGTTTAATGTTGAATTAGTATCCGCAGTTTTATTTGATGAAAGGGGATTTATATATATATTAACTGAAGGTTCTGATATAATTTACACCGAGGATTCAATAGGAATTTTAGCACAACTATAAAGGACAAAAATGCCAGATTTAGAAAATGATAATGAACAAGTAAATGACCAATCCGTCGTCTATGAAGGATTTCCTTTTATATCTAACGTAGATAACTATGTACAGACAGAACTGACATATCGTGCGGAAAACAGAAATCGTGCCGCAACTCCATATATAAAAATAACACCGGGATTTTCCTCAAATTCAACTCCCGGAGGTAAAATTGTTATGAAAGGAATTGAAGCTCCAAATGATAGAGACCCATCTACATATAAATTCAATGAATTATACAGACCAGATGCATTTTACCGACCACTTGCTGGCGTTAAGAATGTTACAGTTGACTATAAAAATGCGTATGGTAGTACGAGAAAAGCTACAATATCTTGGGTATGTCATTCAGTAGAAGATTTGGAAAGATTGTCACCATACTTTTTAAATCCAGGATATACTGTTTTGATTGAGTGGGGTTGGAGTGACATGGCAAAGGCAATGATTACTAATGACCCCGGTATTAAACTTGATAATGCATTTAGATATGGAAAAGCAGGACAGCGTTTTACAAATGGAAATTATGATTGTATGTTAGGTGTAACCACAAATTATTCATTTTCAATGAATCGTGATGGTGGATTTGAATGTACAACAGAAGTTATTTCAGCAGGATATTTAATGGAAGGTATGACGATACCAAATCAATTTACAACAGATTCTACGGATGCAAGAAAAAGATTTTTAATGTCTCCAGCTGGTGGTGGGTTAAATGAAGACCAAGCTAATGAACAGGTGAAAAACGAAACTGAATTAAAAGAATCAACTGAGGACGCAAGAGTAGAAACCCTGCAGTATTTTTTAACCGAACGATTGCATACAAAAATTAAAGCTGATAAGGATATATATAATAATGCAAATAATGTATATGATGATTATTTTATCTATAATCCTATAGAAGGGCATGAAGATGATAGTTTAGCAAACGCATATATATCAGAAAATATAGATGATGATAAAAAGACTATTGATGATGTAAAAGTAGTTACACCAGATAAAGCCGAACTTGTATATCAACAGAAAGAAATTTTGGGTTCTTGGGTGGACCCATTTTCGGGTTTATTGGTTCTTACAACAGACTATATTGATGACCCATCGAAACCAAAAGTACTAAAGACAACTAAGGGAACACAGAAAGAAATCGAAACAATAGTAAGACCTGCGCAATATGCATCTTGGGGATATATTGAAGATGAAATTTTAAATCCTCACATTAACATTGCGACATCAAATAGTAAAAAAACTTATTTTAAATTTGATAGTAGAAATAGTAAGATTGCAATGCATAAGAATTTAAGAACAACTGATTTGGGCGTATGTTTAATACCATATGATGGCGCTCGTGTTCCAGACATTAGACGAGGCGAAACAAATGATGATACATATAATTATGGATATCCAAGAAGAATTTTAATTAATTTGGATTACTTTAGAGAAACAATGTTAAACGCAACAACTGTAATGGAAGGTGTTCTTGCAATATGGTCTGGAATAAATGATGCTTGTGTAAACTATTGGAATTTTAAATTAAAAACAACGGACCAATTTTATGATGATACTGATAGACAGGAACAATTAAAAGATTCTGATAGAATTAATCAAATAGTTCCGAAGACAAATGTTTATGTTACAGCAGAGCCAATGACATTGCAATCTTCAAGGGAATTGGCTCCAGATGAAAACGAGTCTGCACTAAATAAATATTCAATTATAGATATAAATTATGCAGACAAAGTTGTTGGAAAAAATAAAATAGAGGATGGAAATGTTTATATATTTAGAACAAAAGGATTTTCTATTCAAGGCAGTGAGAATAAATTTACAAGTGTTGTTCGTAATATAAATTTCCAATCCAAATTATCGAGTCAGGCAGCATTGAATGTATTTTATTCGGCTCAAAATTCTGATGGTAAGGTTATGGGAACTCCACAAACAAATACATTTAGAAGTTTATATGATTTTACAATAGGAGAGGCAACAAATAATATATTAAAAGATACATTTGCATTACGTCCTTTAAAAATTGATTCTCCTAAAATGGATAATGTTGATGGTGTACCATTAAGAGAACCTGGAACTACTACTGAACTTGTATTACAAGAGCAATCTCCATATGGAGAAACATTGCAGAGATTTTTACCAATAGCAAACGGTGATATTAAGCCTAAACGATTTGTTTATGATGTTAGTATTCCATCAAAAAAAGAATTTATACATTTAACTGGAATAGAAGGAATGAAAATTGCAGTATTGTTAAATGACCCACCACACCCAGCAATAAATTCAACCGCATTGGTACCTTTAGATTGTGATGTTGAATTGGAAGGAATATCAGGACTTAGAATAGGAAATGTATTTACAATAGACCATTTACCATCAATATATCAAAAAAAAGGTGTGTTCCAAATAATTGGTATTACTGATACTGTTGATAAAAATTCATGGGTAACAAAATTGAAAAGTCAATTTAGAGTATTTAATGATGTTAAATATAAACCTCTAAGTGCAGTTCCAAAATCTTCAAGAAATGTGAGTAATATTCCTATAGGAAATATAACTCCAGATGAACTTGTATTTTATAATAAAAAACAAATTCATTTAAAGACTACAGACGAAGTTGTTGATTTTGAAGCACTGAAAACAAAAAATAAAAATTTGCGTGAAGTTTTGCTTAACGCAAATGCATACAGTATGAAATATTTTAATAAGGTTGTCACAGTAACGGATATTCACAGAAAGAGAGAAGAATCGATAGCAAATCCTGGCTCGAAACATTTAACATGGGAAGGAGCAGATTTACGAAGCGATAAATACACTGCTGCTGAGCGTGTTAATTTTGAAGCGTATCTTAAAACGCAGGCAGATTATGTTTTGTATCATTTTGGTACTGGTTGGCATTTCCATATTGAGGTACGTGCGTAAATAAAAGTAAATTGCGTTTTGTATTAAAATTTTTATATTTATCCGTAATAAAGGTTACATAACATATGATAATAGAAACACGAGAAGAATTCCAACAATTTTTTGATTTGTATAAGGATAATAGCGTAATCCTTATACCAATTTTATCTGATAATGAGCGTAATGCTTTAAATAATAAACTATGCTTATTATTCGTAAAAATTTTAAATTCACCAAAGTATTATATCCTTCCATTCACGCATAGTGAAGCCAACAATTTGGATTTTAAATTGTTGGATTATTTATCACACACAAACAATAAGAAGTATGTTATAGATAAGAAGCAATTCTTAAATATATCTCCAATGGAAAATCTAATAGATGTCAATATACTATTTTATCTGAATACAAATAAGATTACAGAGATACAACAGAAGTATAGTAAAGGTGAAATGTTTTTAATTAGTAGAAACATGATGGAAACTGCCGGTGATGTATATGATTCTATTCCCATATTAAAGATTAAAGAAAGGCTTGTTCCATATTCTGATAACATAGAATTTATTATTAATTCCAATTTGGAGTGTGATACACGGTCATTTGATTTCTTAAATAACAAGACAATAGAATGTTTGCATAAAATAGAAAAGAATGGCATTTATGTAAATTCTGATATACTATTGAAATATCACCCACAATACAAAATGCACATAAGTAATAATTATGTTTATACAGATTACAATATATATACTTCAACAGGAAGACCATCAAATAGATTTGGAAACCTCAATTTTGCAGCATTAAATAAAGACAACGGCGAAAGAGAATTTATAGAATCCAGATTTGGAGACGATGGCAGGTTATTCTATTTTGACTATGATGCATATCATTTAAATCTTGTTGCAGATTTAATTGGATATAGTTTTCCTCCCGACACATCAATACATGAGTATCTTGGAAAACAATACTTTGTAAAAGAAGAATTGACAGAAGAAGATTATGATGAATCAAAGATTGTATCATTTAATATATTATATGGTGGTATTCATGATACTATTGCAAAAGCTATACCATTCTTCGCAAAGACACAAGAATTTATTACAAAAATGTGGAACGATTATCAGAGAGACGGATATATCAGAACCAACGTATCAGGCAAGAAAATATACCTTGACAATCTGGACAGCATGAGTTCCAACAAGTTATTTAATTATTATTTACAGAATTATGAAACCGAGCGGAATATATTAATTATAGAAAAGATACATCAAATTTTAGAGTCGTATAAGACCAGTCTTATTATGTATTTATATGATGGATTTTTGCTTGATTATTGTATCACCGACGGTAAAAAATTATTTGACGAGATAAAAGAAACACTTGAAGATGGCGGGAAATTTAAAACAAAGCAATATGTTGGGAAAAACTTCAATAAAATCACGAAAATTGGTTAAATTATTAAAAACCTTATATTTATTTGTATAATATTATATTTGAGGAACATTGTAAAAATGGTTGATTTTAACATAGAAGAAATACTTTTGGAAGCATCATATAAAAGTAAAAAAGGATATTTGGATTTATCCTATAATGAAGATGTTAAATTCCTTGAGAATATTATGTACGATATGAAATATCCTTCTAATTTTATTGAAGAATATGTTGATGATTTAAAATATGAAAATATGAAGCGTCAAATATATAAACTGGACCCATCAAATTTGGATGAAGGCATATTAGATAGCATTAAAAAGTTTATATCTACATCGTGGCAGAAATTAAAATCTATTATTAGCATATCGTTTAAGAAAGCATCGGATGTATTATCATATGATGATAAATTTGAGCAAGAATATACTATTGTTGTACCACGGCAATTATTGGAACATATTGATGCTGCAAATTTAATTTTAGAGGCAAGCAAAAAATTTGATGCTATGAAAGGTTATTACAATGAAGCGTTAGTGTGCCAAATTATTTGGGAATACACAGGCGACAAAAATGTAGTAAATATAGATAAGAAGAAACATAAAGAGCATAAAGATGAAATAGATAAAACGGTAAGTATATATAAAAATTTGATAAAAGATAAAAACATATTATTACAGGCCGAAATTGGCAGTGAAGCGATGTCCAACTATTTAATAAATTCAGCAAAGTCTGACGGAGTTGTAATTGTTGATATATTTTTATCTGGAATGGAAAAATCAGTTGGTGAAAAAAAGGATATAAGTATTATAGTTAAGCGTGGAATGTCAGCAGAAGAAATTAGAAATTATTCATTAAAATTGTATTCTAACCTCGAATTAAATTTATCTAATATGACACTGACAAGTTTATTGTATAATTTAACAAATCCTTCCGGAGTGCCAGAGAAACGAGGTCGTAATAAAAATGAATATAGTGAAAAAGCTAAGAAGATGCAAGACAAATTATATGCAAAAAATAATAAATATAAGAAAGCATGGGACAACGCAGATAAATTAAATACAGATATGAAAGAATTAAAAAAATCTTTGGAAAGCAATCACCCAAAGGTACAATTACTTAGAGATAAAAGAGGCTTTTATAGGAACATTTTAAATCCGGCTCATGCTGAAATGGCATTTAATGTACTTAAAAGTTTTATTAAAGACGGAAAAAATAAAAAAATCTTTGTTAGAAATTTATTACAATCTATTGGTTTTACTAATTCTGATACCAGAATGTTATTGGCAGTAATGTCAAAAAAAGGTGATAACATTGTTGTAAAACAATTGGTAGACGAACATCCAGAATTTGATTTGTCAGATATAAATTTAACTAAACCGTCAGGTATTACTATTAGAATAAATAATAGAGATGAATTAATCATAAAATTGAATTTTAAAGAAGGAGAGCAAGAGCATGTTTCAGGACAGGTACAATTTTCTAAAGTAACACCAGTACCACCTGATTTCTGGCAAGGCCTCATATAAATTATAGGAAAAACTATGGAAACACAATTGCTTGTCACTTTTACAAAATTAAATAAATTATCTAATACTACATTGGAAATTAAAAGTTGCTATACATTAGCGTTTAACAAAATATATGTATTAGAGAATGCTATTGATAGTAAAGAATTAATTTGTAGTTATAATATAGATGTAAAAGCAGGTGTAAATGGTGATATACCATTAAACACAATTTCAGTACATCGTAAAAAGGACACAAACACCATTTATACAATTAATGCATTAAATTATGTTATAGCATTATTGAATGATGGTCAAGTAGATAACAAATTTCCTGTTCCGTGGGAAAATTATAAAAATATGATACTTGTGACTAATACAGACGGTCTTAAAAAAATTGAAACAAAAATACATTCGGTGATAACCGTTTAATGGAGAAATGGTAATGAAAAAAACAATTAAAGAAACAAGAGAATTGATGGATAATGTAAATGAATTCTTATCAGAAGCCAAATCGGCATCAGAGCAAGCAGCAGAAGAATTTAAAACCGCATATGCTCAACAACTTGCCTCAAAATTAGGACCACAATGGCAATCTAAAGGTACAGACTGGTCACAAAATAGTAATATAGAGCAAATTATTCATGACTTTGTATACCAATTTGTAACAGATAATCATCCAGAACAAATGGGTGATGAAGAAAGGTCAGAAGCGTTTGTACAGAGCGTAATGCAGTATATTTAATAGAAAAAATTTTACTTTGAGCGTAAAAAAGTGCATTAATGCTTAAAGTTTCTATATTTATCCATACACAATAATGTGTGTGTATAATAAGTTACATTGTTAGATAAGTTATACTTATTTAATGAATGATACTTAACAAATTAATTAATTAATCAATGATAAATTAGGAGAAACATCATGCCTATAGATTTAAATCAAGTCCGTGATAGACTTAAAACCCTCGAAAGTCAAACAAAAAAACAAGACTCATTTTGGAAACCAACACCAGGCTCACATGTAATTAGAATTGTGCCGTATAAATTCAATAAGGAAAATCCTTTTATTGAATTGTTGTTTCATTACAATATGGGTAACAAGCCACATCTTTCACCACAATCATTTGGTCGTCCAGACCCAATAGTTGAGTTTGCTGAAAAGTTAAAGGCAAATTCAAGTAAGGAAGATTACAAACAGGGAAAACAACTTGAACCAAAATTAAGGACTTTTGTTCCTATTGTCGTAAGAGGCAAAGAGAACGAAGGCGTGAAGTTTTGGGGATTTGGGAAGACCGTGTATCAGGAAATTTTAGGTTTAATTTCAGATGCAGAATATGGTGATATAACTGACCTTACGACCGGCCATGATATTACTGTTGAATTCAAGTCAGCAGAACAGGCTGGAAAGAGTTTTCCTTCAACAACAATTAGACCAAGACCGGCTAAGACAAAACTTGTTGAAAGTAGCGAGCAATTAAAAGTATTGTTCGACACACAAAGGAATATTCTTGATATTTACAAAGAGCCTTCATACGAGGACTTAGAAAAGGTTCTCGCAGATTGGCTAAGCGGTGGTTCTGCTGACACTCCAGCAGATGGTAGCGGGGAAACGGTTACATCTTTTGCATCAGCAAAAGAAAAAGCAAAAAACCAAGCTTCGGGTGACAACCAACCAGTTGGTAACGCAACTACAGTTGATAACATCGAGGAAGACCTCGATAAGTTATTCGCAAAGTAAGGAGATAGTTTATGGCAAAGAAGAAAAATGGTGAATCGGAAGATGTATCTTCCGATTTCACAAAAGGTAGTATTCGAGACGAACTATCTACTTTAATTAGTAAAAATTTATCCAAAACTTTTAAAGACCAAGCACAGACTGTATGGTATTTAGATGGACCAGAAGAATCTCCAAGTGATATAGCAGATTGGGTTTCAACTGGAAGCTCATTGCTTGACTTAGCAATATCTAACAAACCACATGGTGGTGTTCCAGTAGGAAGAATAACAGAGATTACAGGTCTTGAAGGTAGTGGAAAATCTCTTGTTGCAGCACATATACTCGCAGAGACACAACGTAAAGGTGGCATATCTGTTTTCATAGATACTGAAGCGGCAGTTAGTCGTGAATTTCTTCACGCAATTGGAGTCAATCTCACTGATATGATGTATGTTCCATTGGAAACAATCGAAGATATTTTCCAAGCAATTGAGAATATAATCAATTCTGCCAGAAATAGTAGTAAGAATAGATTAATCACAATAGTTGTAGATTCTCTCGCAGGTGCAACGACAAAGGTTGAAATGGATGCTGATTACGGTAAAGATGGTTACGCAACAACAAAGGCAATACTTTTATCTAAAGCATTGAGGAAAATAACAAATCTTATTGCGAAAGAAAAAATTTGTCTTATATTTACAAATCAGTTACGAACAAAGTTGAACGCAATGGCATTTGCTGACCCATGGACAACAAGTGGTGGTAAAGCAGTTGCATTCCATTCATCTATTCGGGTTAGATTATCCAACGCAGGTGCATTGAAGAAAAAGGATTTTGGTGGAGTTGATGTGATAGTTGGAAACAAATTACAAGCTAAAGTTACGAAGAATAGGCTTGGACCACCACAGAGAAAAGCGTCATTCGAGATATTCTATGATTCAGGAATTGATAATTATAGTGGTTGGGTTGCCGTTCTAAAGACATATAAATTCATCAAAGGTGCAGGCGCATATAATAAATATAGTTTATTAGATGATAAAGGTACTGAAATTGAAGAATTATCTTTTAGAACCGCAGAATTGCCAACGATATTTAAATCTCGTCCAGAAGTCAAAGATGCGATGTATAGCGATTTATGTAAAATAATGATTATGGATTACCAACTGAATGGTGAAATAAAAATGGACGATGATATTGAAATTGACCAGAATGAAGATGGCGGAGCAGAATAATTTTAATGATTAAGTAGTATTGGTCATTATAATCAGCAAAAAGGCGGGCAGAAATGCCCGCTTTTGATATAAAAATTGACACGGCAAGAAATATTTTTTTAGGATACCTATAATAAATTGATGCGATAGGATGCGTCATAATAAAAGTTAAAAAGGATAAACAAGCAATAGGAGTTTGTTATGTTAAATAACACCAGTAAACTATTTTTCCCAAAAATAGAGTTCGAAAAATCTACGGAAATAAATCACAATTCGGGTGATAATAAGATAGTAAATTTATATTATCTCGATTGGACTCACAAAGAGAAGAAGTGTAATGACGGCGAAACCGAATTGCCATTTCGATATGAAGATAAAATCAAAAATTTAAGATTCGCTATATCTGATGGATATTTAAAAGAAATCAGACGAACATCATGGTCATCCGTGGAGGAATTAAATATGATGCGTGCAGTAGATTCTTCAATGAGACATTTATATTTAAAACCTGCTGTAGGATTTGTTTCGGTCGCATTCAGATTATTATCAGATTCATTATTTGATACAGAGACAGGGTTTTATTACCGCAAATCAGATAAGATTGTTATACCACACATTCTTTTATATAAATTTTGGAAAAATCAAAGACAAGTTCCATCATCTATGATAATGGATTATACTGAAATTCCGGAATTAATGACAATAGCATCAAACGAAGAATTATCAGATGAACAAGAGCGTGATATAAACGAATTCTTGGCATTTTTCAACGAGGATATAAAAATAAAATAGGAGTTATATGGATAATATTATATCTTTAATTGATGAATTCGAGACGTATTTTAGAGGAAAAACTTTGATTGGATTTGAGAGGATATATTTTCCTGCAACAGAAAACCATGTATGTCATACAGAATCAATGTCAATGGATAAATTTTATACAAACGACGAGATATTTAATTTATTTTACGAAAAGTTTAAAACTATAAATAAAAAATTATATATATTGGGTTTCTTTAAAGACATAAAAACCCCACGATATTTAATTAGATATTATACAAAATAATTAGGAAGAAAATTGATGGATTATATAAATAAAAAGGAAGAATATTTTACTATTTTTGAGCAGTTAAAAAAGAAACATAATGAAATGCCAGTTGTTTCTATTAATAATAAAATTTTAGTAGTAGATTTTTTAAATACATTTATCCGTTCTTTCACCGGCTCACCGGCAATGAATAACAATGGCGAGCATATTGGAGGCATTACAGGATTTTTATATTCAATCGGAAGTGCAATACGAATGTTTGGAGTCACAAGATGTATTTTAGTTTCGGATGGCGAGAATAGTGCCGCAAGAAAGAGAAAGATATATCCCGAATATAAACAAAAAAGAAGTGTTAAATTTAATGTAAATCGTCAATATGATTTTAAAGATAAGGACGAGGAACACAAAGCAATGCATTTACAAATCCAAATTCTATTAGAGTATTTGGAACAATTACCATTACAATTGGTTACGATAGATTCAACAGAAGCAGATGATGTTATATCATATATTGCCAAAGAGGTGTTTTGTAAGAATGAGAATGAGGTTATACTCATGTCATCAGATAAAGATTTTCTACAACTTGTAGATGAACGAATCAACGTCTGGTCTCCCACAAAGAAAAAGCTATATACACCGAAATCCGTTCTGGATGAATACGGTGTGCACCCAAATAATTTCTTATTCTACAGAACCCTTGATGGCGATAAATCTGATAATATACCTGGTGTTCAGGGCGTTGGATTAAAGACATTAAAGAAACACATGCCATTCTTATCAGAAGAAGCAAAGACTGATATAAATCAAATACTTTCATATGCAGAGAAGCAGAATGAAGGAAAGAAGAAATTAAAATTCTTTGAGAATATAATACAATCAAAAGATGTTTTACTAATGAATGAAAAATTAATGCAATTAGAAATGGCAAATATATCAGAGAGTAATAAAGCAAAGATACGACAACAATTACAAAAGAAAATCGCTTTACTAAATAAACCAAAGATACAACTTATGTATATGAGAGACGGTTTATCAAACGCAATACCAGATATTAATTCTTGGTTATTGAAAACATTCACCCAATTAAATTCATATTCGCAAAACCAAAATGGAGAAATTTAATGGCTCTTGATTATTTGAATCAATATGGAAATACATTCCAATTAAAAGTTATCGCAAATTTATTAAAGACAACAAATAAAACTGGAGACAACAATGAGTTTATTGCACAGATATTTGATATATTATCTCCAGATTTCTTTGAGTCGGATGCAAATCAATTTATTGTTTCCAAGATAATAGATTATTACAAAAAATATTTAAAACCTCCAACAACGGATTATTTCAAGGTTGAGGTTCAAGCATTAGATGATATAACAAGAGAATCTGTGGTTGAAAATATTAAAGATGTATATAAATATATGCATGGCGCACCAGACTTAGATTATATTAAAAGCGAGTTTTTGGAATTTTGTCAAAATCAAAACATGAAATCAGCAATACTTGAATCGGTTGATTTAATTAAAAACAAAGATTACGATGCAATTAAAAAACTTGTTGATGATGCATTAAAGTTTGGAAAATCAAAGAGAGATTTGGGACACATATACGAAGATATGGTTGATGACAGACTTCTTAAAAATCCAAGGACACGAGTTATGCCAACTGAATGGCCAATCATAAATGAAATAACTGATGGTGGCATTGGCGCAGGTGATTTGCTTATATTTATAGGCGCAGCTGGTTCTGGAAAATCATGGGCATTAGCATCATTCGGACATCATGTATTGAAGATGGGAAAAAATGTTTTACATTTTACATTAGAATTGAATGAAAATTATACTGGCATGAGATACGATTCTAAACTTATGGGAATACCATCACAAAATTTAAAATATCATATTGATGATATAAAAATGAGAGTGATGTCTGATATAAAAGGTAAGTTGAGAATAAAATATTATCCAACAAAATCTGTTGGTGTGTCCGCATTAAAAACACACATAAATAGATTAATGAGTTTTGGGTTTGAGCCAGATTTAATTATAGTTGATTATGCAGACATACTTCGGTCAGACAGCGCACAAGCAATCAAAGGCGGTTCATATTTTGAGGCAGGTGGTATCTACGAAGATTTAAGAGGAATGGCAGGCGAGTTTCAGGTGCCAGTAGCAACAGCATCACAGGCACAAAGAAGTGCAGCAAATGATGATATAATAACTGGCGACCAAGTTGCAGAATCATACAAAAAGATTATGACTGGTGATGTTGTAATTTCCATTTCAAGAAAAGTAGAAGATAAGTTGGCGAACACTGCAAGATGGCATGTCATTAAAAATAGATATGGTGTT